GTGGCTACTGGACGATTTATAATTATTGCAAAAGATGAATATGGAATCCCATACAACTTTATGGTATTGGCTTACACTGAAGAAACAGCGCGAGAAGTGTTTGCTGAAGCTAATACTGGAAAGATAATCGAGTATTGCTATCCTATGCCGAGCAATATTACATATAGCACGGTAAAACAAATTACACCTGATGTGTTTGAAGTTCGATAGGTAGCGTTATCGCGCGCTAGGACCATATTTTACCTCATTGCATTCTTGTCCTCTTGCATCGTTGATGAACTGTATAAATTTAACGGAATTTTAGCTGACAAAACCATACTATTGTGGTATTGTATCCTCATAGCCGCGCTCCCCACTTCGCGCGGTGTACGCTGCCCTCGTCCGTTATTCATGGGCGGGGCAGTTTTTTATAAAATAAAAAAGCCCCCGAGATTCGGGGGCTTTTGTCATATACTATTCGGTTTTCGCCGCGCCCAACGCCTGCAACTTCTTCACAAGGTCGCTCACATAATTCGCGCCGCGGCTGGCAAAGACGCCCGTAAGCGCAATGCCCAGCCACGCTACGTTGAAGTTCACGCCCAGCGCGGCGTAGAAGTCCGCCCCAACACCAAAACACAGCAGCACGCCCAGCGCAACGGCCCCCGCCTGCGTGGCGGCGGTTTTCCACTGCTTTTCGATGATTGCTTTGCCGAAGGTCTTGGCGTATTCGATCAGAGCCTCCACCGTTACGGCCATCATAAGTACAAGCACGATCATGTTCATGTTATTTACCCTCCATCAATTTTTCAAGGTCGCTGATACGGTGATTTGCGACCTTGATTTGTTCCTCAAGGACAGGTACGCGCCGGGCAAAGTCGTTGTGCTCCCGCACCTCCCGCGTCAGCTCGTCCAGCTTTGTGTCCGTCACGGCCTGCGCTGTGGTGATTTTGTTCTCTGTTCGCCGGGCGGCCGCCGTATTGGTAATCACTACGCCAACCAGGGACAGCACGCCCGTGATGAGCGCGACGATGATGTTCTCCATCGCCTTACACCCCCAACGCAGTTTTGGCCGATTCAATACGCTGCAGGTATACCCCCGCCTGCTGCTCGGCTCTCTGCGCACGCTGTGTGGCCGTGTCACGCTCCTTTGTGAGCTGTTCGACCTGCGCTTCAAGTTCGGATGTATCGCCGCCTCCCTGCGCCACGCAGGCCGTGAACGCGTCGCCCGGGGAAAGCGTCACAAGCTGGCAGCGGTCGGCCAGCACGGCGGCGTAACGCTGCACTCCCGCCACGAAGATGCGAACCCAGCTGTACCCGCCGGAGCTGCCAACCTCGGCCTGCACCGGATAGCACACTCCCTCGGTCAGCTTTCCGCCGTTATAGTGCTTGTCCACCGCATTCACATCGGGCGCGGTGAACACCTCACATTTGCCGCTCGTCACCTTCAAGAATTTCATGTCGTTGTCCTCCGTTTCGTCGATTGCTTCACCGTATGTACCCACGGCGTTGGGGTGCCCGGTGTATGCCGTTGGGTCAAGCCCCGCCCCGGCGGCTGTGGCCCGCACCTCGAAATGGCAGTGCGCAAAGGGCGGGCTTGCCAGCGCCGCGTTGCCCGTGCTGCCCATCACCGCCAGCGCGTCGCCGCTTTTCACCCGCTGGCCCACGGATACCAGATTCCGCGCGTTATGGCAGAAATACAGGTAGTTCACCGCGTCCGGCGTCTGGTCCGCGTCCAGCTCCACGCACACGTACCAGCCCCATTCCCACGTTTTGCTGCCCGTGGACCTGTCCACCTTGCGGGCCGTAACGACCCGCCCGGAAATGCTTTTGCCCTTGTAATCGGGCATCCGGATGGTGGTGCTGTCCAGCCCCTCCTCGTCGCTGCCGCCATGCCAGCCCTTGCCGTTGTTCCGGGTATAGCCCCACCGGCTGTACCCGTACCGCACCCGCACGCGGCCCTTAAAAATTGCCATATGTCATGCCTCCTTTACAGCCCCAGCGCGGCAAGCTGCTGCTCCACGAACGTGAGCTGCTCAAGTGAGGCAACGAGGTGCACTTCCTCGGCCGGCTCGCCCGTCGCATAATTCACTTTTGTCACGCACTGTTTGCCGATGGAGCGCGGATAGGTGAAATCTGCATAAATGTTGGTGTACTCTTTTTCCGGGTTTTCCGCGTCGATGTTCTGCAAGGTGATTTTCTTTGTCGCCTCGGCATCGGTCATCAGGGCGTAAAACTCATCCAATGTCATTGCGTCCGCCGACATGTGGATTTCAAGGTGGCTGCGCGCCGTGGTGGACATGGACGGGTAACATGCGGTCTCGGGCAGTACCTCGTAGGCGCTGCCGTTTTCCAGTGTGATTTTCAGCATTTTGTGTACCTCCTATACAACATAAATTTGTGATATGTACATCTTGTGGAACGTCAGGAATCGCCAGTTAAAATAAGCTGTGCCGTTAAAACTGAACGGGATTTGAAGGTGAAAACTCTTTGCTGTGTCGCCTATCTTCATATACTGATTGCAAATATTCGGGTTATAGTCATTTGCAACGCTGGAAAGCCCGAACCAATCCTCACCGTAGTTTGCTATGTTCAGTTCATAATTTCCCACAACGTGCAACATACTGTATCCGGAAACGTTATATCCGCCGCTTATAATTTTTAGCTGCGTATCACCATAACCGCCGCGGGCTATCAGTTTCCCGTTTTCATTTTTGTTAAATTCGTAGTTGTTGGGATAGGCGCTCCAGTGCACCCAAATATTTCCGTTATTCCCTATTACGCCGTTATTGTAAATGAAAAATTGCTTTTGCCAAACAAGGTTGTTATTGTGATAAACCTTGTTGCTGGCATTACTGTTGTAATACACATTGTTCGACTGTGGGACGTTGTTGCTGTTGTAATATAGCGCCATATTCCCACCGCCTCACGAATAGTTGATCCACAAATTGCCGTCGTAGCCCATGGTTATATTGCTGGCCCGCCGTGCATTGGAAAGCCTGCCGTCGTTGCCTTGGCATACGGTGCCCGCCGCTGAACCAAAGTTCTTGTTGAAGGCGTTGTTTTTCGTGAAGGCGGGCTCGGCCCCCACCTGGCCGGGCGTAAGCTGTACCGTCCTGTCGGCCGACCCGTCAAATTCAGCCATCTGCTGCCCGGCGTTGTTTTGGAGGATGAACTTTTTAGCCACCCGGTCCGCCGCTGCCGCCCGGTCCACCACGCCGTCGCCGTCCGCGTCGTATGTGCGGGAGCCAATCAGCTCCGTCATCCGCACCTCAAGTTCCCCGCCGGTCATGACGGTGAGCGGCCCGGCGGCGTTGTCAATGGTAAGCGGGTCTGTAGCGTACACTTCCGGCGCAGCGAGCTGGTAGGCTACTTGGACGGGTGTGCCAGCTTCTTTTTGGGCGGCGAGGTAGGCTTTCCAGTTCGCCAGACCGCCTTCGTCGCCGGTATAATCGCCGTTTGGGTTATATACTACTGCCGCACCGTTATCAGTAAGCCCGATTTTTCCTTTGCCATATGCCCCATATGGATAATGAGAACACACACCATTGACTCGATTCGCAGGCGTTGGCCATGAGGCGCTATAATCGAGATAAAACATGCCCTCGTAAAGATGTGAAGCCTCCGTCCCATCCAGCTCCACAAAGCCCACATTGTACGTCACAACGAGCTTTTCGGTACCTTCATATTCTTGTCGGGTAACACACACATCCCGCACATCTCCTACACGCCGCAGCGGGCGCGGAATTGGCAGCTCGGTAACATCATCGTTTACCGTAACGGACGATATACCCGTGAGCGCCACGGGGGCCTCAGTCGTCCCGCCCTGTGCGTTCTCGCCGTAGGCTGTGATGGACGCGATACGCTGCGCTCCCGCGTAGGCGATGGAGACGGGGGTGCCGGACGCCTGAAATGCATCTCCCACGACCGCCGCATTCAGGTTGTCCACCTGCTGCTGCAGCGCCGTGGCAGGATCTTCGCCGAGCTTCCCTTTCAGGTCGTCGAACCAGGCGTCAAACTCAGCGGACTGCCGAACGATCTGCGCATTTAATGCGTCGGTCAGCTCGGTCAAAATCTGCTGGGCCTGCGCATGCAGCGATGCCGTGGGAATGCCCGTTACGCCGTCGCGCATCAGCCCACAGTATTCTTCGTTGAGGCGCTGGTCAGTGATGGCGCTGGCGCTGATGCTGATGACGCCTGCACCGATCAGGACCGTGGCGATATACAACTCGTCGTAATTGGCGTCGCGTACAGGCGGTACCACGATGGGGGCGGAAGATGGAGCGCCTTTTTTCACCACGATCTCGGCGCGATTGTTCACCTTATCGAGCCGGCATACAATTGCGTCGATGCGCTTGAGTGCGCCGTCGGCGGTGTCCAGATCGAGAGTGAGTGCCTGCTCCTGCAAGGCGGCTGTACCCCAATAGTCCGACCATTTGAGCCAGGCAAGGCCGGGGGAAACGGATACAGATAGACCGCTTTCGCCGGGCGTCACTGCGAGGTTTCCGTCAGAAGAAAAAACGCCGCGCGTGCGCGTGGCGAGATAAGTGCCCATATCCTTGGCTTCGTAGGGTGTATTGTCGAGAGGAAAACAGATCATCGGCTCAAAGCCTCCTTTGTAAGGTTGAAGTCCGAGAGCACCGCGGTCACTTTTTTACCTGTGCTCTCATAGATCGTTCGGACTGCGGAAATGCGCGCGGACAGCCGTAGGCCGTACCGGGTGAGCTTGAGGGGCACGATATCGCCGAGCGCGTAGTCTCGGCCATACTCCATCAGTCCCTGGCCGATGGACGCATCGACTTCCAGCGTTTGCAGGTTCTCCGCCAGTTTTTCCAGCCCGCGGGCCTGCAGAACAGCCGCGTATTCTTCTTCGGTATAGGTGGCCTCGGTGTATGTATAGCCGCCGCTGCCGTCCGGCGCGGCGATTTGGTAGGTCGTGCCGATGTCCTTAGCGTCTACCCACAGTTCGCGAAGCTCATCGCCGGTATACGACCCAACGTCCACCTCCACGATTTTGCGGCTGGCGCCTTCACCCTGGCCGCCGATGATGGCATGATTTTTCCAGCCATCTGAGCCGCGCACGATCTTGAGACCGGACAGGTTGTCGATGTCGTCGCCAAAATAGCCGTTGTACCCGGCGCCCTGCGTGCGGTCTACGCCCTCGTAGACCTCGAAAGCCTCTGTACCCGTATCAGGCGCAAACACCTCCCGAAAGCCCAACCCTGACGCCGTAGCGAGAGTGATTTCGGCATCCAGCACACTTCCCCAGGTGATTTGCGTATCGAGAGAGACCGCGATGCCTTTGGCCGCGCCTGTGATGCCGGGCAGCCCCCGGCGGTGTTTGATTGTGAGGGACAGCATACCGGCTTCGGCGTTGTGCACCTGTTCTGTGGCCATAACGACACGGTCCGCCCAGCGGGCTGCGGATAACACGGCCCGCACAGTGAGTTTGGCATCCTTTCCGTCATCGTCTATTTGCGTTTGGCGGATGATGGCGCTTTCAGGCTGCTCCGTACAATACAGGCGGTTGCCGTCAACCAGCAGCGCGCGGTTTTTCTCTGTGGCGCTGCACACCAGTTTGATTTCTCCGGCGTCCTGATACTCCGATAGCCATTGCAGGCTGCGGATATCCTCGACAAGCCCGATGCGCTCCCGGGCGGGGTTGTACACATAGAGTGTCATATCCCGGGGACCACCCCTTTCGGCATGATGACCTGCACGCGAAGCCCCTCCCGGTTGTTGGCCGCGTCGCAGCGGATGGTATTCGTTCCGGGAGCCATCTGCATATTGAGATCGCTGCCGACATCCAGATATTTGAAGCCGTTAGCTTGCGTGCCGTCCGGGAGCTGGAGCGTAACGCCTTTACGGCCATAGACAGTAGAGACTGTGATTTTTTCGCCGGCTGCCATCACCTTATTGATTTTGATAAAGGTGCCGCGCTCGACATGGTAAAATTCAGGGTCTGTTACTTCGGTGGCTGCGGTGAATATGACGTCAAATTCCATCGCAGCCGTGCCGTCGTTATTCACGACGGTGAACAGGCTGTCCGAATATTTGGATATATACCAGGTGCCTGCCAGCGAACACGGAAACTGGAACAGCTTCGTAAGGCCCGCGACCTGCGCGCTGCCGTCCGCCGTACTGCGCCAGTATGGGTAGGGGCAATGCAAGACAAATTGAAAGTCCTGCACAACAGAGCCGTCGGAAAATTCCGGCGTCCGTTTCGGCGCGCCGTCGATGTACCAGCTCTCGCCGTTCTGGATGACGGTCAGACGCCCGGTCACGCCCGGCAGCACACAGGCCAGGATGCCGCGGCGGTTCGCCTCCACTGCGGCGAGGACTGCGCCGTTGATGGTGATGTCCCTCGGCTGCACGGATTGATTACTGATGGTGCTGCCCACCTGCCCTGCCCCTTGGGATTCGCTGACAGCGACATCGTTGCCCGAGGCGCCGGTGATGGAGGTGATCCAGAGTGCGCTGCCGTGTTTGCTCAAGAATGTGATACTGTTGGCGCCGGACGCATATGTAACGATAGTGTCCTTGTTCATGGGTTTTTCCACCGGCTCCTTTCCAACAGATTTTCAGCTTCGCGCGTAAGTTCGCTTTCCGACAAACTGTCATGTGTATTGATAGTTTGGTAAAAATTTGTTGTCCCGCCATAACCTCCTGCATAGGCAAGCGCCGGCACACCCGTTGGTTGGTCATAGTGCAGCCCCATCGCTATATCAGCATTCATAGCAGCCGAAGTGAGCTCGGAGATGCCGCGCCTGGCTTTTGAGATGGGGCGGGTATTCCTTTCGATACCTGAGGCGATACCCAGCGGGATAAATTTGCCAACCTCGTCGCGCATAAGCTTGGATGGAGAGGCAATTCCAAAAAAACTTTTAATGGCGTCAAGTGCCGAACGGGCGATATTAATCGCCGCATCCCACAATGCTCCTGCCATGGCGCCGATACCATTGATAAGACCGATGATAATGTCTTTCCCGAGCTGGAGCCAGTCCACTTCCAGAATGGTATCCCACAGCATCCCTGCGATTTCGCCTGCAGCGGCAATAATATCCGGCAGAGCGTTTCCGATTCCCTTGATTAAACTGACGATCATATCGAACCCAGCAGAAAGGATCTGCGGGAAATTTTGAATAAGCCCTTTCACCATGGATAAAATCGCCTGAGCAGCAGCCACAAGCATCTGTGGCAGGGCTTGTCCTATTCCGTCGATCAGCGACATGAGTACATCTGTGCCGGTCTGAATGCACAGCGGGAAGTTCGCCACGAATGTGTTTATCAGTGTTGTAATGATGTCGAGCGCCATCTGAAACACATGTGGCAGAGATGATGCTATTCCGCCGATGACCTGGGTGAGGATTTCTCCGCCCTGCTGGAGCAATTGTGGCCACATTGTGGAAAATCCAGTGCACAACTGTGCAACGATTTGCTGCGCCGACGTAAGCATTTGCGGGAGGCCCGATGCTATACCAGCCCGCATTTGCGGAATAAACTCCATGAAAGCCGAAACCAACTGCGGCAGGGCCGTTTGAATGAACGTTACAAGCGCGCTGGGCAATGCACTGAGAATATTCCATACTGCGGGCAGCAAATTTCCGACCAGAAAAGTGGTTACGGTCTGCGCGAGCGCTTGCAATGCAGGTCCTACATTCTGCCCGAGCGCAAGTTGTCCGAGCACGTTTTTGAATGCAGCCTTCATAGACGCGAAAGAGCCGGATATCGTGGATGCGGCCTCCTTGGCCGTCGTACCCGTGATATCCAGCTCTCCCTGTATTACATGAATAGCGGAGTAAACGTCGCTCAGATTATTGATGTCATATTTTACTCCGGTGATTTTCTGTGCGTCAGCCAGCAGACGCTGCATTTCAGTTTTTGTGCCGCCATACCCGAGCTTTAAGTTGTCAAGCATGGTATAGTTCTGCTTCGCAAATCCCTGATAGGCGTTTTTTATGTCCTCCATGCTGGTGCCCATTTTATTGGCATTGTCGGACATATCCTGCATAGCCATATCCGCGATATCTGCCGCCTTGGCAGTGTCCCCAGCCATACTCTGCAAGAGGCTTGCTGAAAAGCTTGTGGTCAGCTCCATGTACTCGTTGGCGCTCATGCCAGCTGTACGGTATGCTTCCGCAGCATTTTGTTTGACCTTATCGGCACTTTCTTTAAACAGCGTTTCAATGCCGCCGATGCTCTGTTGCAGCGCTGCTCCCTCGGTGATGGTAGCCGACAAGGCTTTTCCGATGGCAGCCGTCGCAATAATGCCCTTCAACGCGCCAATGAGCTTTCCGCCAAAACCTTTACCGGCGGCCGCTCCGGCACTGTCAGCCTCTCCGCCCAAGGCTTGCGTGATGCTGCCCTTGATGCCCTGCGCTGATGGTACAATCTGCACATAGGCTTTTGCAAGTTCAGTAGCCATGCTTCACCCCCGTTATCCGCTCCCATTCAGCTTTAAAATCTTCTGCATTTTTAAAGGATTGTACCGGCCCGCAGTTGCACCCCTGCCACATCATAGCCGACAGAATTGAGGCTGGCCGTTTTCGACCTGCTTGGCCGTCTTTGGTCTGTGCCCAGGCCAAAAAAGAAAGTCTATCTACGGCGGCGGACAACAACAATGTATCCGTGGTAACGCGTATGCCAGATAGATGCATTTTGATGCGGGAATCATCCCTCAAACCGACAGCGAGCGTTGCCAGCAAGGCAGCCGGCAACGCCCGATAGTCTAAAATCCCGTATGTTTCCGCGAAATCACACACCAGCGCATCCTCATTCGCGGCGATCATGTCGGCGAGGGCGATTATTTTTTTCCTTTTGCACCAAATGCCGAGAATATTTCGATCAGCTCCTGGCTCACAGCGTCGACAGGCACACGTCCGTCATCGTTTCGCAGATGGTCGTACAGATTCTTGCGCATATCTTTTCCGAGCAGCAGCAGGCACGCCCTTGAGATTGCAATGGGGTTGTCATCTTCCGTCTCGGCCAAAGCGTCAACGAGTTCCATATTGTTGATAGCGTTTTCATCAAGCGCAAACAGGAATCCGGATTTTGTTTTTCCCTCTACCATGATGCCCCTCCTTATGCACTCGCCGCATTCTTGATGTACTCGTAATGCGTGTTGCCACTGCTGTCAGCCGACGCGGTGATCGTGGTCTCGTATCCGACTTCCTTTTCATCCGCATAGGTAATGTCGCCCACTTCGGACACTTTGCCGTTGGGGATGACAATGCGTTTTGCGACGCTGCCGCGCAGGATCATATCGACAACCCACACGCATGCAGGCTGCTCGGTGTTATTGGCTTTGACCGTGATGCCGGTCTCCAGCGTCCCGGTAACATTCGAATCTCCGTATACGGCCTTCAGGGCCTCGATGTTCAACGCTTCAATGAGCGTAAACTTGAAGGTGTCTTCCTTGCTGCTCTGGTATGCGTATACTGTATCGCCGCCCCAGGCCTTGATGCTGCTGCTCTCGGGCGAATTGCTGTTGACAAGTCCGTCCTCGCTGGCATATCCCAGCTCCTTGAACGCAACATCAAGCTCTGAAGACGCATCCGTGGGCAGGCTTGTGCCCAGAGGAGCGCGATAGATGGCGCCGCCCGTTTTGGGTTTGCTCACGGTTACTTTGGTCGCGTCTGCCATAGTCCTTTATCTCCTTTCGTAGTGCGTCACATCGTATACCGCCTGATAGCGATATCGTTTGGACGCTGTATCGGTAAAATTGTAATCGCTGTTTAACCGTGCCGCACCGATATCTGCCAGCTCGGGTAAACTGTCCATGGCTTGCTTTACCTGGTCGTTTAGCTGTGCCGCTTCCAGCAGGTTCCCGGCATAGGACTGCACCGCCATCATGGCCGTGCAGATGCAGTTTTTTCGGCTGCTGCTGGTTTTTTCCAGCACAACAAAAGATGCTGGAGCTTCCTCCGGCATCTCCATGAAAATAGGCACGGCGAGTTTTTTGGTCAGATGATCCAATATGATTTTTTCGATCATACGTGTCACCTCATTGCCTTAAGCATCGTATTGTTTTTCAAATTGTCATTTTCAGCGGCGTTCGTGGCGGCGCCTACGATAGCCACTGCGCGTGTTTGTGCGATATACACCTCATAGCCATCTCCAGCCCGTGACTTGATCTCTGCGGCGCGTGCCTCCACAACGGCTTTCATCTCCGCGCTGCGCAGCAGCCCTCGCACACCGGCTGAGTTCAGCACGACCTTCAGTTTACCCATACCGTTCCACCTTCACCTTTTTGTTCCAAAGCAGCGGGATCAAATCCTCGATGCCCTGGGTCACGCCGCCATAGGTGCGAAATTTTTTGCCGAAAAATTCGACAGTCGCATTTTCCCAGTCGTGGGCGTCCCCTTTAGGAATGCCCAGCGTGTAGGCGATTCGCTTGCCGTACAACTGCAGGTCGTTGACGATGTCCTCTGCTGTAGGTTCACCCACAAGCACGTTGGGAACGTCTATCGGGGTCTCGGTATAGACCGGCGCATTGAATGCGTCAGTGCCTGTCTGCGACTTTACATGGAGCCGGACGGTAATGCCATGAATCATTCTGCCGCCACCCCTTCCAGCGGACTGTAGCAGCCGATTTTGTTTCCGATGCCAAGCAGCCGCTTTTCAATCTTGGACAGATACATCTCACCCACGCTGCCGCTGTTCATGGTCCAGCTTTGTGAATATCCGAGAGCCGCCACTGAACCCTGCGTCGCTCCCGTAGGAAATGTGATGGCGTCGCCCTCTCCGCTGCCAAGCTGTCGGCGCACCATCCGGCAGGAGACAAGCTCTTTTGCATCTGCGGCCGCCTCTTTGTTGTAGGCGTCGATGATGACGGCGGCCTCCTCCAGCATTGCGTCACACCGCACGGCCTCATCGTCACTCAAGGGGCGAAATCCTGCTTCAACATCTGATACTTCAGCATATTTCATCGCCGCACCTCATTTCTTTACGGGCGCACACTTTTTTCGGGCCTGCCGGGGCGTTTTCTCTGGAAGCGCGGGGGCCGTTCTGGCCCCCGCAGCATCCTTTTCAACAGGTTTGTGACCCGCAAGGCGGTATTCCTCCTCACGTCCTGGATCCACCCACATGCGCGTCCCCGTTAAGCTGTTGATAAACTCCGCCATTGTTAGGACCCCGTCTTTGCCTTGCCCGTAAGTTTGTTGAATACGGAGGTGTCGCAGCGGAAACCGACCTCGATCTCGGCGCGGACGGCGAACATATTCTGCTCAAACAGATTGATGGTGCTATCGCCGTCGGTCAGTGTTGCCTGGTCGGAAATAGCGATCTGTACGCCCTCCACAGTACCGTACACAGCCTGCGTCCAGTCGCCTGCAAAGCCCACGACTGCATCGGCAGTGGCGGTCTCGGCGATGTACGCTCCCTTGCTCTGCTTGACAGGCGCGCCCAGGATCATGGGAACCGCGCCATCCGCCACGTTGTTGATGAACAGTGGGCGTTTATTGCCATCCACGGCTGTCAGCAGCATGGATTTCGCCTTCGGGGAAAGAACCCAGCCGTTCAGAATGCCATCATGGTCAGCAATGTCCGCTTCCGCTGCCACAAGTCCGCCGTAGGCATCGGTCAGGATGCTCTGGGCAGTGCATTTTGCCAGAGAATCGAAATTGGAGCCAGGCACGTCAGCCGCGCCGAAAACAGTGGCGTCGAACTTCTTGGCCAGCACGCCCGGCAGCCGCTGCACCATGGCGTCGTAAAGAGCTTTCGCGTCACGTCGGAACTGATTGGAGAAAGGCACGATGACTGCCAGCGTGTAAGGGGCCATCTGCTTGGTGGCCAGAGTGCCGCGCTTGACTGGCTTCTTTTCGGTCTCTCCGACCCAGCCGGCTTCAGGATCGCCGGTAATGATCGGCACGGTCACGCCAAGGCCGGGCAACGCAATCCGACGAGCCAAGCGCATAACGGCGGAGGATTCCTGCGTCTTCTGCAAAATATCGCCGGAAACAGCAGGGGGGAGTGAGATAGAAGTCGTTCGGTTGATATCAATAGATGTAGGACCTGCCATAATTTTTTCTCCTTTACTTCATGACCTGGTTGAACCACTCAGCGAACTGCTCGCTGGCGGTCCCACTAGGCTGGTTGTTTGGGTCCCCGCCGTCCCTTACGTTCGGATAGCCGGACACAAAGGCGTTGGGGTCGGTCTTTTTGTAGTCGGCAAGGAAGTCATCAAAGCCCAGCAGCTTGCCGTCCTGCAGGGTCAGATTTTTGGCCTTCAGCTCTGCCAGAAAGGCTTTTCTGGCGCTCTCGCAGGAAAAACGGACACCGGACACGGCACTCTGGGCGGCAAAATCGCTCTGCAGTGCGGCCACCTGTGCCTGGGCTTTACTTTCTGCCTCTGCGGCCTTATTTTTCCAGTCTGGGTCGTAGCCCTCCAGTTTCTTGTTGGCCTCATCCAGCTGATTCTTTGCGGCGTCCCGCTCAGTGGTCAGGGTGGTGATGGTCTGCTTCTGGCGTTCGATATCAGCGCCGTGCAAATCCATGATTTTGGTGAGCTGCTCATCGGTGATGTCGGGGAGAATCCCTTTTACTTCCTCGCGCTTCATATTCAATCCTTTCCGCCCTGTGCTTTTTACGGGGTCGCTCCCTCGGGCTGTACAGTTTTACGCCGTGCCGGGCATATTTGGGTATAAAAAGTGCCCGCCCACCCCTCACGCGGGGAAAGCAGGCATGAAAAAGCGCCTTTGCAGCATCTAAGTGCAAAAGCGCATGCCACACGGTGCGTGCGCATCGCGGTTGACAATATCCTATTTGCCAGATATAATAAATATAAAGAAGCACATCGTTGCCGGTTTTATCTTTCCTTGTGAAAGTGTGGCGGCGGTAGGCTTCTTTTTTATGTTTTTTTTGCTGCTTTCAGAATTGCTCCATCACGCACAATAACAACTTCATTAACAAATGCAGTTTCAGGGTCGCTAAATATCTTTTCAACTTGTTTGTTGATGATTTCTTCTGTTATCTGTTCTGCCTTAGATACATCAACAACAAAATTTTCGGCTTGCTTCTTGCCTTTCTTGATCCTCTGATAGATTGTATTCTGTCCAGCCTTGCTCTCAAGAGTTTTCAAGTCATAACCTTTCCCTCGGAACAGGTAGTCCGGCGTCCGAACACCTTGCGGATTATTCACCCTCGGAACCATGTAAATTTCTCCACCAAGTTCTCGTTCGAGAAGCTCTGCAATTTCTTTTTCATGCGCAGAATAATCCAGCTGGACATTATGACCATCCACCTTGTAGGTCATACCGCCAACGGCGTACTCCTGCAAATCCTGGACTCTGTGGCTGTTAGGCGTGGCGGCTGCATACATTTCCAGTGTGACATCCTTGTACGCTGCGGATTTCTCAGCTTTCCCATTCCCTGGCTTTACAACCGCCTGCCGGTCCATCCGCGCCGCATACGCCGCGCGCTTCTGGTCGTTGATCTTGTCTTTGTTCTTGGCATACTGCTCGCGGCGCATTGCGTTGATGTCGCCGCCATGTGCGTTGTACTGTGTAAGATACTTTTCCGGGTCATATCCGGCCACGGTGGTGCGGCTGTCGAAGCGCACCGCGTACTCGCAATTGCAGTGTGCGTGGATGTGCTCGGCATGGTCGCCCTTCAGGGCCTTCTTACTGGCTCTCTGCCAGCCGCGGCTTGCCAGCGTGATGCAGAATGCACAAGTGTCTCCATGGGGAACCCACGCCCACTCAGCGCCATCGCGGATGGCGTTTTTCAGCGTGGTATCCGCCCCGGCGCGCTTCACAAGACGGCTCACGCCGCCCTGCAGCTGCGGCGGACTCTGTTTGGTAGCGTTCACCATTTTTGCGGTCTCGTTGTAATCTGCAGGTTCGGCAGGTACTGCGGGCGGCACATCTGCGCCGGATGCCTCTGCCATAGCATCGTACATCTGGCAGGCAAGTTCTGCGCTACCCTCGCCGTATTTCTGCACCAGCGCCTGCGCATAAGCAATCAAGGCGCCAGTATCCTGTGTTCCGTGGCGGGCGATGTAATCGGCCATTTTTTGCCCGGCGGTCTCGTTAATTTTCGCCAGCCGGGTGATGTACTCAATCCACGTATTCTCCGTTATCTGCATTGTCCACCTCGACAATCAACTGCTGGCCGCGCACCCGCTGCTCCTGCGCCTTGATACGCCGGATATCCGCCTGGTCGAAACCGATCATTTCGAGGAACGTGTCGGTGCTGGAAAATTCCTTTCGGGCGGAAGCAATCTTGATTGCCGCGTCCGCTGTCACCGCCACGCTTGGCATGGCCGGGTTTTTGAAGTGCGGCATGATGTCCAGTTCCTCTGTGGTCAACTCATCCAGACGAACGTCCCGGACGATGGCCTGTGCCATCTGGATGATGGTTTTCAGCGCGTCGCCGTTCCCCGTGTTCAACTGCTGAGCCATGAGCACCAGCGTCTGGCTCTGGGCCAGAATGGCATCACTGCTGGTGGGGTTCGCGTCGTTGATGATTCCCACATCGGTAATGGTCAATCCAGTGGCCGCTGAGAACTGAGTGGCCGTCATGCGCATCTTGTCCACATGCGGCTGCAGGCTGCCTTGTGCCAACTGCCCGAACACCGGATTTTCCCCGGTCTCCGGATTGCTGGTGGACGCCAGCAGACTTCCCACATACTGCTTGAATTTATCCGACATGATAACGTCGTACTGTTCATCGGTCACGCCCAACAAATACTTCTGTGGGGTGGTATCGAACTCCAGCGCAATGGTGGCGTTGGCCACAATCCTGATATAATCGTCGATAAGAGCGCGTACTGCCCGTTTAAGGCGTGACCTCCCAAAGGGCTTGCCAGTCGTGGCATTCCAGAGCAGAGGCTCCATCAGGGGGCGGCCCATTCTATGAGCGTGTCGCTCCGCTGTCCAAATACTATTTCGTTCTGTCAGAACGATCACCGCGTCGTCCGTGTACAGATTGACGATGTGAGGCCGCCATGTGCCTTCGTCTTTTTCATCCGGCACTGTGTCGATGATAGCGAGACCGCAGCTGATGCGTCCTTTTTCACCGCTCCACAGTGCTGCAGAAGTAGCAGGTGAATGAAATCGGATGCGGCATTTCAGCATAGGGTCGGATGACAGGGTGGCGAATACGCAGCCATATTTCAACTCGTCCCGACAAGCCTTGCCGTATTCAGCAAGCAGCCGGTTTCCGTTCACCAGTTGAGCCACTGTGTCCGCCGCCGTACCGCTGCCCACAAAGCCGTCGAACATGCTGCGGGATGCCAGAGCATCTACAGCCTTCTGACCCCAGTTGCAGCCCACTTCCAGATTCCGCAGTCCCCGCGGCAGTGCGATGCCGAGGTTCACATCGTTCAGCGTCACATGGCCCTCGTAATACTTGTCCTTTATTGCGTTGCGGCCCTGGTGGTATTGGTACACATCAGCCAAATCGCACAACTGGCGCAGTTCCTCGACGGTCAGGCCCCGCACGGTTCCAAAGTTCAATGTAATCATCGTTTCACCCCTTATCCGATGCGCATTTTCCGCGTCGGGTCTCGTTTGCTTGTTTTCGCTCCCCACAGTGCAAGGGCGCACGCTTCAATCGGCAGGCTGTTCTCCCCGCCGAACCCAAAACCTCCCGCGATAGGGCGTTTGGCAGCGGTCACGGCGCTGTCTCGCAAAACTTCCTGTGGTCTATACCATGTCAGCTCGCCCTCGTTGACGCTGTTGACCAGAAGCCCCGCAGCAGCCACGACATCTTTAGCGGCGGGCCGGATTACAGCTCCCTTCATGCGCCAGGTATCGCTGATCCTGTCTACCAGCACGTCAGCACCGCCTCTCCCATCAATCACAACGCAGCTCGCCTTGGAGTACCGCTCATTCAGCCAGTCGGCAAGCCACGTAAGGCCGCGCCCCCCGGGCTGCAGCTCAATAAGCGAGATGCGGGCCGGATCATCTTTCGGAATCACCGCGCCGCACAGGCAGACTGCGCTGCCATCAGCAGCAAACTTAACGCCGTAGGCGGTTTTGCCCTCCGGCTTCGTGTCATCGCTGGCACATTTATTCCAGGCATCCTTGTCGATGGCGTGATCTACCTGTTCCGTGCGCACCGGGCTCCACCAGCCGAGGCGTTCCCGTGCAAAGGTGTCCGGGTCAAGCTGTTCAGCCTCACCCTCAATTGTGGAGAGCTGGATGCGCCGCCCCAGCGCCGGGTTTGATTCCGCCCATCGTTTTTTGTCCTTCACGTTCCCGATCTCCTTCACGGAAAACTCAAACCAGGCAGTGCGCCGGGATTCTCCGGCAAGGGCGCGACGACGCAATTCCCGAAAAACGGTGCCTGTCACGTCCGGTCCGGGCGGTGTCCCGACGTAGATTGTCTGTGGGTTCAAACTTGCGGAAATGGCAGGCAGAAAAGACCCTTGCGCTGTTTCGTCCAGCTCTTGGGCCTCATCGAAAATCAGCAGGTCACCATGCTGGCCGCGTCCGCCATTCCGGGTGCGAGCCAGAAACTTGATGCGTGCGCCACTCTTCAAAATAATTTGTTCGCGGCCGAGCGCAGTTTTAATTTCAGCCACATGTCGGCGCAGTTTGGCTCCCTCAAAGAAATCGCGCATCTCCTCAAACGTCTCTGTTGCCGTTTTTTGGAGGTGCGCGGTGTAAATAACAGATTCGTTGAACAATAGCATCCCCGCTATGGACCGTCCCTGTACCAGTAGGCTCTTGCCGTTCTGGCGGGGGACGCTGCCGCCGCAGGAAGGCGCCGCCCAGCGCCCAGCAGCATCTCGGCCCATCCAATCCGCCAAAACGTCACACTGCCATGGGTCCAGTATGGTGCCGCCTACTTTTAACAATTGGGCCGCATCCTGTCCGTCGGAACTACGGTACTCCGGCGCGATTCTTTCGGACGGCTCCTGGCTTCCCAGCAGCTTGTCTGATCGAGAGGATCTCGCCGATTTCGTCGCCATTGCTTTCTGCTCCTTCTATCTCCTCAATTTCCCGAACAGTCTCGCGGTACTGCTTGGCCAGTGCAGGCAATTCCCTTGCATTTTCACAGCTATCTATGCTGGTTGCCAGCACATCCGCAAGCGTTTTGAGCTGTTTCAGCCGGTCACCACGGGCGGTTACACTCTTCATCTTCACGATTTAAACCACCCTTTCAAAAATTCCCTGTGTGTAAATCGGCGCTGGCACAGCAAGGGGTCGCCTTTGGGGTGGGGAGGGGGTATCCCCCCAACCTACCATTCGCCGTCTTTGACTGTGGGGTCTTTTGTAAGCTTTTCGCCGATATTTGCATCAAAAAAGCTCGTTTTATTGCCTTTTTGTGCATTACAAAAATAGTGTGCAGGCTGCAGATTCGTCCAGTCCTCTGCTGCTGCTCTAGGAGAGGCGTATCCGAATGCTTTCCACTTTGAAACTGGTCTAATTTCATCAATGACGAAAGAAAGTGGATGCGAGGAATCAGAAGGCTCGTCATAGTGAATCGGACCGAAACGGCCCTTGCATATGCCGCACTCGGCCTCCATCGCTTTAAATCTGGCACGATACTTACGGCGCAACGAGCCGTTTGCATACCTGGGATTGCCCAACACGCGCCTCCTCTCTCAGGACATATGATTAAAGCCCGCGCAAGCGGGTAGGGGAGAACCAGAACAAAAAGAAAGCGCACCGGTTTCCCGATGCACTTTCTCGATTTTAATTATAGCATTATAAAAGCGGAAAAAACGGAGATTTGTTTTACGATTGATTCTTTTTGAAATAATCATATACAGACTTTCTAACGGCTTCTGCATCTCTAATGGCTCCCAGTTCCTGCGCAACCTCCGCCCAGCTCCAGCCGTCAAAGCTCCTGCGGCTGATTGCCACACGCACCTCGGGGTCTGTGATATCCTCTATCTCGATCAGTGCCCTACCGTACAGCCGGTCGTATTCATCGTTGAGCTTTTTCAGTCTTTCCTGCATGGCCAAAACGTCGGCATCGGTTTTCACCCCGCGGATAATAACCGTATGCTTTGTGTACGGAAAGTTTTCCGCACTGCCATGCACTGTGTCCTGCGCAATGGTATCTTTCCGCCGGAGCAGTTTTTCAATCCGGCTTTCCCGGGCTTTTATGTCAGCAGGCAAGGCCCACAGCTTTTTGTACTCCTTGAATGTCACCCAAACACCTCCCGATAACAAATTCCGCAGACAACAGGGTCCTCCTTGTTCATTCGCCATTGACAGTGCTCGCACGGACGCTTTTCGCGCTGTACGCCAGCGCCCGGTGGCCGATACCGCACAAGCTTATGTATCATTGCTTCGATCTGCTTATCCTTCCCGCTGCTTGCCAATGGCCGTTCCACGCATGCGGTCACGTTTGCAACGCTGGAAGCCGAATATCCCGTCGCCTTGGCGATATAGTCCAGCGTAAAGCCAAGCCTGCGCATTCGGCACATTTCATTTTTATCGGCCTCGCTTATCATCGCCCATCCCTCCCCGCGGCAATGCAGGCCAGCGTGGCCACAATCGCCAGTGCGACGACCAAGACCGCCAGATTTATCAAGATTTGCATGGGGCGACCTCCTATTCAATTGTGGAAATCTCGGGGAGCCACATTTTGGGGTTGAAATTCAGCGTGTACTTATACTGGTTGACATCTTTAGATGTGACATCCTCCACCACATAAGTGACATTGTCGCTCAGGCCGATAAAGTGCTTTTTATATTCTCCGTTTTCGTCTTCGACTACGATTTCCAGCTGATTATCCTCGGTATCCGCCGTGATGCTCATTTTTCCCGTCATCTGGAACAGGACATCGCCTTGCAGGCAGTTGATCACTGTCACTTGTCTGATATCGTTAAAATTGTCTGCCTGCTGAGACAAATTATAGGATACCCGCTCTGCTTCGGTAGAGCAGCCAGTCAATGCCATCACAATTAACCATGCCATCATCAATAAGGCTACAACAATTCCATTTTTCATATTTTTCCTCACTTTCATTTTGCGGCCTCCTTGAGCCTGTTTTCAAGCCTGCGCACCTTGTATTGCCTGCGATTTTCCACAGCATCAAAGCACTCGTACATCATACAGAGTTGTTCCAACATGATGGATACGTCCGCGATCTCGTCAACGATGGCATCCGTTGCCGCTGGCTTTTCGTTCACGCCGGCGCGACGCATTTTACAAATCGCCTTTATGAGTTCGCTCATTTCTTCGATTGCAACATCTTCTTGAGCTGTCTGGCCGTATGTAAGGATGGCCTTTTCAAATACTTCTTTCACCGATTTTCCTCCTCACACATTTTTTGCACCTCGGTTTTCACAAAATCAGAAGTTCTTTTTATTGACTGCAAAACCGAAAGTGTATATCCGGCTACAAAAATCCAAACTAGTGTTGTAATGTTATCTAAGCTCATGCTGTACATCCTCCTTTGGCAGCTCTGGCAGCGGCATCCAGTGCGTGACAATTCCTGTGCCGTTGCCTTGAAAATCAAAATAATGTTTGTCTATTATTGTCATGTAAAATACTGCGGTAGTTACAAAACGTTCTTTTCTCACAAGCCCGCCTTTGACCTTCTGCGCGCACACAATCACCTTGCAATCCCGGTTTGGTAACCTATCTTCAACCGAAATCCATTCATTCATGCTGTACGCCCTCCTTTTCACGGCAAACCACAAATTCGCACTGTCCGTCGAGCGGGCAGCCTGCACACCTGTCATCGTCCAACGGATATCCCTGTATATCGCAGTCGTCGTCCATCATGTCTAACCTATCGACATAGTCCATTATCGCTCCTCCTCTGCTGGCTGCTGAAGCCATTTGTATGCATCTTGGATACTCAAAAAATCCGGTATTTTTATAAAACATTCTCGCCTAAATTTTACAGCGCTCAATAAAACCGAAATCTCCTTATCACTCATCTCCCGGATGCGGTCGGCGTTGGTCGAAGGACACGTGCGCTTGTGCCCTGCTGCATCCATCATGCACTCCAATGCAATTGCCTTTGACGTATCGCTGATTTTGTGTTTGCTACAGTGGAATGCCTCATCCCAAAAATCCTGAATCGCCGATTGTAGTTCTTCCCGTGTCACGTGTTTCCCTCCAATCCGCGCCACTCCCAGCAGTCTTTTTTGCCGCACCGTGTGCTCCCCTCATCGGTTTCGTACTTACAAAAAAAGCATTCAGTGTAAAAACTAACAGCGTATTTTAAATCATTGACCGCCGCATCCCTGTCCGCCTTGTATCGGTCGCGCTCTGCGGCCACCGTGGCAAGTTCGCCTATGAGATTCGTGTTGTCGATTTTTTCGTTGGTTAATTCGGCGCACAATTGTTCAATGCGGTCTGCCGCTTCCGCTGTAATGCCTCCATGATTTTGGTATTGAGCGGAGTATGCGTTTAACCGCTCTACAAGCTCTTTATCTGTCATGCTCTGCCTCCATTTCCATCTGCCCGTCACATCCTATAACCTCTTGAGTTATACCTACTCTATAAAAAATTTGCTTCGCCGTATCCGATACCATCGGTTGCGGCACATGTTCACCATACAGCCCATAAGCCACCCACTTTTTGGCCCAATCAGCTTTGCTGCTGTGGAAACCTCCATAGGCTTTGCATTTACGTAATTTCTTCCTCCCTCTGATAACCTCTACAAGATTGCAACACGTTCCGCATGTATTTTTATTTTCTCCAAAATACACATGCATGAGTTCAATCGGTTTGCTCATGCTCTGCCTCCATTTCCTCCAGCGCGGCCTCGGCGGCTTCGCGGGTCAGTTCTGCCGTTTGGCCAATAACTCCATATGTCCCGTGGTTCCCATTATAATTTTGAGCCTTCACCTGCAAAACGCCATCGCGGCCAATGTAGAAACCGTCGCAAACATCTTCCTCATATCCTGTAATTTTATACCGGCCAGTTCCCATAAAAACAGGGTCCCCAATACTGCACGGCAGCACCACAAGCCGCCCCTTTTTCTTCGCCTGCGCCAGCTCGCGGAGGCGGTCGGACGACACGCCAAGCACCTGCCCGGCTAATTTTAGTATTGCATCCTCGTTAAACGCTCTTTTCATATCCTCCGGCTCCGGACCGGTTTCCTCATAGGCGGCGAGGCGGTCAACCCAGTCTCCACTGTATTCTGTATCGCCAATTTTAATCCGCCATTTCCCACCGTCAAAGTATGTATATCTTTCCATATCAATCCTCCTTAGTAGGCTTTTGGGATAGGGGCTTTTGTTGACCATCTCATTTTAATTTTCCTCCCGTATGTCTCCGGCCCACTGCTCGGCCATGGCTTTTGCAATGCCGGGAAATGTTTTCGCTCTTCGTTTTGAATCTCGATTGCTATGAAGTTTATATCTGTTGTATATGGTAGGGTCTCTGTTTGCACATGTACTTCCAACCCACAAGCCTTCTGGAAGCACAATATCCGTTGCCATCAGAGGCGGCAACCCCTGAAGCCAGAGACACGTTCGTTTTTTCCATGGATGCCCGAACATATAAGGCTCAATCACCTGTGAGTACGGCGGTAATCCATACCGTTTCATCGGCACCGGATTTTCCACTGCAATCTTCGGACAGTCCGCATTCAGAATCGCATAAAAGAACTCTGCCGCTTTCCTTCCGCGACCGTCCCGTTCTGGATCCTTGATCGTATGATCCCGGTTGTAAAGTCTGACAGCTCCTGCCGCTGTCAGATAAGTACATGGAGGAAATGCAATGATCATATCCCACTGCATTTTCAGCAGTTCCAATGCGTCCACCTGCAAATGCCATTCCGGGTGCCCGCCGCTACATGGGAGCAGGTCGCAGCTGTATGCCTCATGTCCAAGTTTTCGCAGTTCAATCGTCACCGCCTGGCTTTCTTCGCAGGCTACTAAAATTTTCATCGTCATTCCCTCCGTCCATCTTGGCTCCGCAGTTGGGGCAGTATTCGTACCCTCTTATTCTTACTCCACTTCCAACCCAACCTTTACAGTTTGTGCAGTCCCACGTCCACTGTTCTTGATTGAAAATCCACCGCCCATGCACCACCGGTGCGGCATCAACGGTTGGCGCAGTTTCGACCTCACTAATCGCCGTTGCAATTCCGCTCAGAAATTCTGATTTATCATAGTTCACGCATGGGTTTATCCACTTATCCAACTCTTCAAGCAGCGCCTTTCGGCTTATCAAATCAGCCATTGTCTTTCTCTCCAATCACATCGGCTCTACGCCCATCTTTTCATATGCAACCGCTATAGCGTGCCGCATCTCATCTGTAAACGTATCCCTGCCTCCCTGTGCAAGAATCTCCAGCAGCTCCGTGCGCATCCGCGTATAAAATGCTCCGACCTCTCGCTCATCAAGCTCAAGCTCTATTGCTGCGTTATAGTGCGCCAGCGCCATGGCTTCGCACACAGCGTCGATTCCTTCACGAATCCCGTTGTTTTTTGCACGGGCAAGCGTAAGCGCAAGGTTTTTGCTCATTCAGCCCACATCCTTGTTACAGTGATTTCTGTTCTCGGGTCAGATTTGTCCACATGGCCATACACAACGAGCGCGACATGAGAAAAATCATCGTCCTTTATTGCACCAGCTTTTGTAAGACCGTCCAGAAGTAGTTTTCCGCAATAGTTGTCCGCATCGTGCCTGCGCTTGTCAGGGAAAAAATAGTCTATGCGGACAACGGCTCTTTCTGGCGCTTCCTTCACACCCGCGGACTTGCACGCCCATTGCACCGCGTCCGTCCATTGCTTTTTTGCATTCCTGTATTCCCAGTTGTTTAGGCGTCCAGCAAACCGATTTAAACTCGGTGGCACGCCTTTCAAAACAATTTTCATTCGCTCCTCCTTGTCTCAATCACGGAAAAATGCTGCTTTTCCCGGTCATACCACAACGGAATAGCTCCACACTTTCCGGTTTTGTTTTTCGCCACAATCGCCGTGTATTCCTCTTTTTCTTCATCGTTGTGCAAAAGGACTATTACGTCCGCATCCTGTTCAATCTGCCCGCTTTCCCGTAAATGCTCCATTTTAGGTACTTCTGTACCTCCGCGATTTAACTGGCATAACGCAATTACAAGCAAATTGTTTTTCTGTGCTATACGATGCAAGGCCATCGACATCTTTGTAACACGCTCATACAAGCTATTTGTTCTTTCTCCCGGGTCCATTAAACCCAGATAATCAATAACGATCGCATCGTATCCATGAGCCACCGCAAGCGCTTCCATTACCGCAGGCGAATATACCGTATCAACTACATCCACCTTGTATCTGGATAAAATATCTATCGCTTTCGCCTCTCGCTGTGTATCCCATGAGATCTCATTGTCCATTACATCCACAAGCCTGTATCCTCCGGCGCAAGCTACAATACGTTCTGAAATCCCTTCGGAGTTCGTTTCAAGGCTAAAGTACAATACTTTTTTTCCAGCGCGTGCAATGTTTAAAGCCATTTGCAGCGAATATGCTGTTTTACCAACGCTTGGCCGTGCGCCTATCACGAAAAAGTTTCCCGGCTTCACACGCACAAAATCTTCAAGCCCAAGCCCTGTTTTTATGTATTCAGGCTTTTCGCCTTTTCGATGCGTTTTCAGAAAGTCTACAAGCATCTCCGGCATCGTGCGTATCTTCACGCGTCCCCCGCCTATGGTAAGGCGCGCAATATCTCCGGCACGCTCTGCAATTTCCTGTGTGGACAGTTTCCCGGTTGCAATTTCAAGCGCGATTGTAGCCGCTTTCATCTGCACCGCTTTTTCCTTTACGTGTGCTATATAGATTTCACAGCCGGATAAACTCGGCACTGTGTCGGCGCAGGATACCAGCAGCTCCGCGTGTGGCAGTCTTGACACTGTGACCGCATCCGCACGACCGTACTTTTTCCATACCTCACGAAGCTCACGAAAAGCATCCCCTAAATCCAAATCCGTGAAATCGTCTTCAGAAAGCCGCGTTAAAACCAGGGCAGCGCATTTATCATCACGTACCGCACACCCAAGCACGGCTCGTTCATCATTTGTACTTGTCGTAATACTTGATGCCGTCATTCTTCTGTTTCACCTCCATCTCGTCCTCCCATCTGCGCTGATTCAGCCATGTAGATGGATGCGGGATATATTGGCCATTGTCCCGCTGCCATTGCTCCGACTTCTTTTGCACCTCGATGGCTTTGACCATGGTATCAATAAGCGCTTCGTCCGGCTCCAGCTTTTTGAACGCTTTAACTGCATTTGCCTTTGCCGTATGTCTCGGGTACGCATTCCAAAACCGTTCGAAATCCCCTTTAGGGGATATAGGGGTATTACTCTTCTCTCCTTTACTTTGTTTTGAAATGTCAGCATTTTTCTCGAAAATGTTTACATTTTTTCGCTTTATGTCAACATCCTTGCAAATTTGGGTAACGTTAACTAAGAGTATGCTTTCATCGACTTCAAGAACTTTACGGCGGCTGACGGCCTCGAAATACCTTTTCTGTATCCCTCGCGAGGTCAATACATGGTATTTGTCATATTTCTCTTTGTCGAACATACCCCGTCTGACAGAAGCCTCAATAATTTCGGAAACGACGCCCCCACCCAGCCCGACCTTTCGGGCGAACAAAAGCGCAACCTCCTCTGTCCATTCAATGTAGTAACCCGCCTTNTCGTTCATCATTTGTACTTGTCGTAATACTTGATGCCGTCATTCTTCTGTTTCACCTCCATCTCGTCCTCCCATCTGCGCTGATTCAGCCATGTAGATGGATGCGGGATATATTGGCCATTGTCCCGCTGCCATTGCTCCGACTTCTTTTGCACCTCGATGGCTTTGACCATGGTATCAATAAGCGCTTCGTCCGGCTCCAGCTTTTTGAACGCTTTAACTGCATTTGCCTTTGCCGTATGTCTCGGGTATGCATTCCAAAACCGTTCGAAATCCCCTTTAGGGGATATAGGGGTATTACTCTTCTCTCCTTTACTTTGTTTTGAAATGTCAGCATTTTTTTCGAAAATGTTTACATTTTTTCGCTTTATGTCAACATCCTTGCAAATTTGGGTAACGTTAACTAAGAGTATGCTTTCATCGACTTCAAGAACTTTACGGCGGCTGACGGCCTCGAAATACCTTTTTTGTATCCCTCGCGAGGTCAATACATGGTATTTGTCATATTTCTCTTTGTCGAACATACCCCGTCTGACAGAAGCCTCAATAATTTCGGAAACGACGCCCCCACCCAGCCCGACCTTTCGGGCGAACAAAAGCGCAACCTCCTCTGTCCATTCAATGTAGTAACCCGCCTTGCCGTATATCTCTTGCAGCAAGTGAACGACTACACCAAATCCTGTCAAGCCAAACTCTGCTTCTATCAGTTCCATTTTGGCATCCATGCTGACATCAAGCGGAAAGTAATCTATCCCGCTTTTTATCATCTTCTGCCCTCACTTTAAAATGGCAAATCTTCTGAATCGTCAATCACCGCAAAATCATCCTGCTGCACATCTGCTGCAGCGGCATTTGTTTTAAACGGCTCCGGTGTACGCTGTGCGTCTACCTTCGGTGCTTCTCGCGCTGTGCTGGCAAAATGAACGCCTTCTGCGACCACCTCAAAGGCCGTGCGCTTGTTCCCGTTTTTGTCCTCATAATTACGGGTCTGGATGGAACCGTTCACGGCGATCATGCTGCCTTTATGAAAATACTTGCATACAAACTCCGCTGTCTGCCGCCATGTTACAATGTCGATAAAATCGGCCTTTCGTTCTCCATCCTTGGAATAGCTGCGGTCTACCGCGATGCGGAACGTGCATGTCGCAACCCCGCTCGGTGTGTGGCGCAGTTCGGGTTCAGCCACAAGGCGCCCCAGCAAAGCTACTACGTTCAATCCCATATCAAACGTCCTTTCAAAACTCAACTTAAAACTTAACTTGAAACTGTACTTTACAAATCACAGATAGTTTTTGTAAAATTCGCGGATAAAATCTTCTTTGCCCCATCCGTATTCCTGCATCGCCGCTTTCTGTGCTGCCTGCTGGCAATACGTCCTTGATTCTCTATTGCTGTGTACCGCATTCGGCCCGTATTCATGGCACCGGTTATGGCACAGCGGAACCCAAAGCCCAAGGCGTTTGCTCTTTTCGCGCATCGCTCCGCCAAAGCATTCATGCCTGTCAAGCTTTTCATCCTGTCCGCCGCACAAAAAGCAGCAGTTTGTATCAAACGTCACAATGCTGGGTGCGTATCCGTTTTTATCGAGATTCTTCACCGCGGCTCCTCCTTGATGCGTGCCAGCTCTTCCGGTGTCATCGTCTCAATTCCAAGGTCTTTGCACTCGCTTACAATGCCGTCTATCAAAACGCTCATTTCCTTTGTGGTATATGTAGAGCTGCCAAGGTACACGCGGTAATATTGCGCCCTTTCCTCTGCCGGAAGCGTTTCATGCTGTTCGCAGTATTTGTACTGCCGCTTGAACATCTCAACGCTTTTATTTGGCACCTTTACCACAAATTGCTGGCCGTATCTTTTCAGCATCTCAAGATATACGCTGTCCTTGTCTGTGTGCAGCAAATCGGCCATCTGGCCCATAAGCTCCCACGCATACGCATTTGCGTCTTTGCTGCGGGCCTTTGTTTTACGCTTGATTTCTGCCACCATCTCCATGGCCTTGTCTTTCAGCTCATACGCAATCTGTGCGGCCTGCGCGCGGTTTTTCACGCGCAGGCACAGCCAGCACTCAAGTCCCATGTCAACGCGGCATGCATCAAATTCAATGCGCCTAACCATTGTTCGCAGCCTTTCTACATGTACCGGAGCAATACACAACCCCGTTGTTTGCCTCCTTGCTCTTTTGAGCTACAAACGGCGATACCATTTTCCCGCACACTGCACATACATCTCCGCCGCCCACATTTCCAAAGGTATAAACTGTGCGTTTTGTTTTAGCGTTCTCAATGTTCAGTGCAGTGATTTTCCCGTCTGAAACAGCCATATATGTAACACGAAAACGGTCGTAGCATGTAAATCCACCCTTTGTATTCGGCTTTATCTCAACTCCATCGCCCGCTTTAATCCAGATAAATGGAGCCGTGTATAGCTCCCGACCGATTCCCCAGTTAAAACACGCGCGTTTAAAGCTGTCCGATGCCTCGCCCTTTTCCTTTTCGGTGTAGCTCTCTGTGCCGCAATCGCTTTTCCATACCCAGTCATTCCAGTCTGGCATCTTAATTCCAACCCGGCAGAACAAATTGCCTTTGCATTCGTAGTGCTCGCGTTGCCAATTCTCTGAGCCTACAATTTCGTCCAGGATTCGCATGTCGCAGCGTGCGTCTTTGTAGAGCAGCAGAGATACACCCTTTTCGCTTACGGTCGATATACGCGCGTCAACTTCATCGGCGCGCAAATCTCTGAATTTCATATGCACTCCTTATCCGGCCATATAGCCTACGGTACACCAGTCCCATTCTCCGGGGCCTGCAATATATTCTCCCGTTTCAGCATCTACCAACGTTCCATCGTCAAGCCTGTCGCAACATCCGTCGCATCCCAATGTGCCGAACCGGTCAAAGAACATGATATTTCCCCAGCTAAGACGGTCATTACACTTACTGCAAGCAGGATTGTCACCCTCGTCGGTTGGGTCAAATGCCGCGGAGATCCCTATGTAATGTAGTTCAGGCATTTGACAAATCCTCCCCGGTGGTGTATTTTTTAAATAGAGTATTTTTCTCTGTTGCCTTGTCCGTGTTGGTAGCGCGGGCAGGGCTTTTTTTGCTGTATATGACACCTTCAACACCCGTGTAAGGGTCACGGCGTTTTCCGACCTGGAATATGTATCCCGCACGGTCAAGCTCGTTCAAACGCGGCCTTACTCGGTTCGGATCCGTAAAACCCATTCGACGCATGATTTCCAGCGCCGTGCCATCGCCACGTTCAAGCTCTGCCAAGATAGCCGCCTTTCGCCCGCTCGGGTCAAGCTGCTCATAGCTCTCACGCCGCGTCTCATGCGTTATTTTCATGCTTGTCCTCCTCTCTTACAGCTATGTATCCCGCGATCCCGGCAAGCACCAGTACCAGCCCAAACGCCAGCGTTTCAAGACCCGGCAGCATGTCCGAATTTCCCCGGCCTATCGCCTGCAAGCCGTCTAGTACGGGGATGACAGCAAGCACAAGCAGGATTTTAAATCCCAGCGCGAACCACGCTTTTGCGCCGCGCGGTACTGTTACCGCAAATGGATTATCTTTCACCTTTTTCACTTCCTCGAGAGTATTTCAGATATACGCTCAAAAACTCTTTGAACAATGCAACGTACTCATCCACGTCCTCATCCGTAAAAGCACATGGCCCGATACTTCCGATACCTCCGTGCTTATGATTGAAAGCTTCGCGCGCCGCATCCCGGCTTATTATTTTGGCGCGATACGTTTCATCGGGGAGTTTCACGCTTTCGAAATACTCATCACATTGCTTATACGCCTGCTTGTACAGGCTGTGTGTTTTATTCATTTTCTTGTTCCTCCAACGCTTACCAGTCAATCGAATGCGGCTCTTTGATGCTTGTTTTTTATCTCTATCTCCCACATCCGGGTAAGCTCACGGTCAAAACCTATTTGAGCAAGAGCTTCTCGAAGTCCTGTTACCGATATCCCCATCCGTTCGGACAACGTATTCAGTTTGTTAATTTGTGTCTTACTCAAATCCAAATTAACACTTGCTTTCATATTTTCACTCCTGTAAAAATCAGGTCAGGCTTGTCCATCCGCGCAGGCCGCGTGGGAGGCTTATCCCAAACATTTTCATCACGATGAAATCCCCCTTGCGATATCTTCCAGCGTATTGGCCAGTGACAGGAATTGATACCTTCTGCTCTGATAAATTGTTTGCTTCGGAACTCCTAAAATTGCCGCGCATTGCTTTTTATTGAAAATCATTCGACCGGGGTAGAGTTCGTTTGCCCGGCCTGCAATGCGTGCCAATACATCACGATACGTCTCTTTTTCGCGCGGCATTGTACCGCCTCCTTTCTGTCCGTTTTATGGTACATATTTCCCGCTATTCTGATTGTGCAGACTTCTCTGCGATTAGCTCATCGAGCGCAGCGCGGAATGTCTGTTCGGCATTTGGTGGATTACGTTCTCCGCTCAGAATCATAGAAACATACGTTTTCGTGATTCCAAGTTTTTGCGCGAGATCGTTATTTGTGATTCGGATTTTAAATTTTCGTCGACATGTACTCCGACGTTTTTCAAAATCAGGAACCCAGTCCTTAGTCAATCCATACCCCTCCTTTTTTCAAATTTGTCGTTTAAAGTGTTGAAAAAGTTCACAAGCTGTGTTATTATGTTGTTGTCGGACAATATAATAAAAAGCAAAAGGCCTTTCACGTAGAAGTGTGAACTTTTTCAACCCTGTGATGCAATTATACCGTAAACACTCTCTACTTTCAAGGCTTAAGTGTGAACTTTTTCATCTTTGTAAAAACATCCAAAAAGTGAGGGCGTTTATTGTGTTTTATGATAACTTTTTACGCTTATGCAACAAAAAAGGAATTTCGCCTACAGCCGCAGTCGTTGAAATGGGATTTCAGAAATCCGTAGCTAGTCGTTGGAAACAATCAATTCCGACTGATGCTAATAAATTGAAAATTGCGGAATACTTCGGGGTCACTGTTGAAGAACTAATGGCTTCCAACGAAGAAAAGCCCGCCCCGAAGAACCGGAACGGGCTTAGTATTAAAGAACAAAAAGATATAGCCAAAAAGGTTGACGCCTTTATGGCTAGCCTCGAGAATGAAAAGGATTTAATGTTTGACGGTGATCCCGCCAGCGATGAAGCCTTGGAGGACTTGCGGCGTGCCATCACTGTTGGATATGAAATGGCGAGAATCAAAAACAGAGAAAAATACAATCCATACAAGAACAAAAACAAAAAGTGAGAGGGTTGCGCTGTGAAGATTTTGAAGCGTGCGCAAAATCTAGTAGCTCAATATGGCACATCCGATGCAGCGACGATTATGGCTAGTATCGGAATCGAAATAGCGTATATCCCAATGTCGAATCTTCGTGGTATATACAATTGCATTGAGAAAATGCCGTTTGTTGCAATAAATTCCAATCTCACCGATTGTGAGCGCAAGTTTGTAGAGGCCCATGAGCTTGCGCACTACATATTACATAGAGGTGTAAACCGGGTGTTCTTGAACCGAACGACTTATCTAAAAACGGACCACTATGAACGCGAGGCGGATTTATTTGCTGCATGTATGCGTGCACCGTGGCCCAACGACGTTTTGTTCGAAGGGGAGCCAGTGGATAATTTGGCAGCCCGGCTCGGCGTCCGCCTCGAAGTTGCGGAGATGTATTTGAATGAAGTATGCGCTAAATAAAAGTCTGCATCGTAGTCAAAGCCGTTGACTGGATGCATTGGATTTGAGAATAACCCTATATGCTGAGCCCGTGAAAATTCTACTTGCTGAATAGGCCATAAAAGAGCGAAGGGAGAGAGATTGACATGCCAAAATGCAAAGGCTGTGGAAAGGAAAAATTATTATTGTTGCAAGGGCTGTGTTCCAATTGTAGAAAAGCTGAAAAAAGCACTAAGATTGGCGTCTCTCAAATCGTTAAGCAGGTTGAGCAACTTTCAAAAGAGCGCGAAAAAGCGGTAAACTCAAAAGACTTGACACCAGACAATTTTAAAGGCCTCACACGAAGTTATCACTACAAAGATGTTAACGTAACTATTTACTGGCAATATGGTGGGCAATACGGGAAAGACTGTAAAAGCATTGGGATGAAGCGCGGCCAACATGTTGAATTAGTACCGCATCCAGAGGAGGAAGACCCCTCAAATATCTCTATTCTGTGGAAGAATAAAGAAATTGCAAAAATGAAAGATAACCGATTACGAGGGATGGTACATCAATGGTTCGATAGAGAACTACCTGTCCAATGTATTGTAGCATCTGTGGGGGGAGAACAAAAACTGCTTCTTGAGTTCGCATTTTACGGTAGACCCTGACGGTCTAAAACATAATAATATGGCGTGCATATACAATCTATCGGGATAATTTGGGCGTAAACTTTGAGGCGCTCGCATGATTCAATCCGCCTTGCACGCACTTTGCGTGTGATATATTTAATTATATTTGTGGGAGGAATTATTATGGGTTTTATGGAGAACTGGAAGCAAGAATCAACGTATTCAACGGCATCTGGACAAAGCTATCACTATGTGGTTTTGCAAGTAACGCTTAAAGAAAAAATGTTCGGCACTGGTTCCGGGAACCTTACAGAACTGGAAAGCGTTATCAACAAGCAGGCGGCTAAAGGCTACAGGCTCCACACGATAGACACAGCAAACGGGGGTAGTAAAGGTTTTGGCGGTGGAGACCGTATTCAAGCGACAATGGTGTTTGAAAAACTTGAGTGAAAACGAGCACAATAGCCACACGCAGAGGGGCTTAAAGCGCGTTTCCCCCTCAAGGCGATAAAGAATACCACCCCACCCGCAAAAAGCGGCTAGAATCGCGTCGTAGAGGCCCACACGACGAAGCAAAAACCGCTTTGCTATCCGACTACGTTCTCAAAAATGAGAAAATGAAAAAACGCCCCGAGCCGAAGCCCATGGCGCAGAAATAAAAAAAACGCCCCGGTGCTGGAACACCGAAGCGTTTAAATAGAACAGCTTACCACAGAGGTGGCAATCCGCCCAACAATCGGATTATACCACCTCCTGGGTAGGCTTGGCAAGTCATACCTTGGAGGGAGAATTTTTATGGTGCGCAAGAAAAAGAATATTCCGGGAATGCGACTGCGTCCTGACGGCGTATACGAAAAGCAGCTTGTCATTAATGGCAAGCGTGTTTCTTTTTCATCCAAAGACCCTGATGAAGTGTGGAAAAAGATTGCGGCATATCATGTTGAAGAGGAAAAGGGACCGTTATTTAAACAAGTTGCAAACCGCTACCGCGAAAAGGTAGACCAGATGAAGTTGGGAACACAGCGCTCATATATTCCGTGTATCGAAAAAGCCATCTCCGTTTTTGGAGAAAAGCGCATCAGAGATATTCGCCCGCATGACATCAGCATGTTTTTCTCCAGCATGTCGGACAAAGGGTATAAAACTGTCTCTAATCAAAAAACCGTGCTCAATGGAATTTGGCAGACATGGATTCAAGATGACGAATGGCGCGGCGATGAAAACCCGGTATCAATTATCCGCCTCCCGCGCGGATTGAAACGTACCGAGCGTGAACTACCCCCAGAAGAGGCTGTTAAAATCATCAAAGCAAGTGCGCAAGACCAGTATGGGCTATTGCCTTTTATGCTGCTTTATACTGGCATGCGAAAAGGTGAGCTGCTCGGCCTGCAATGGGGCGATATAGATTTTAAAAACAAGCGAATACACATAGAGCGCAACGTTACACACCACGGAAACAAAGCTGTTATAGACACACCCAAAACAAAAGCAGGAATACGTTCCATTCCAATTGTTAAACCTCTTTTGGACGTACTCACGCCGTTAAGAGGCGTAGATAGCGATTATATTTTTGGCGGCTCTGCTCCATTGACCGGGACACAATACGAACGTAGATGGACCTCTTTCTGCCAAGCGCACAATTTAGCGATAGAGAGTAAAAAAGTCATCAAGCGAAGGAATAAAAGCATCACGATCACAGTATGGAAACCTATAGTCACCGCTCACCAACTACGACACGAATTTTGCACAATAATGTTTGAAGCAGGCATAGACGAAAAGACCGCACAAACAATTATTGGGCATGCAGATGCAAGCACGATGAGGAATATTTATACACATTTACGCGCCGAAAAACTGGACGCCGCCAATACACAGTTAGACAACTATTTCAGTGCAGGTGCAGAGTAGTCACAGAGTACGCCAATTCGCCCTTAGAAACAAGCGGATTTTTTGCAGTTCAAGTCTCGTTCCTCGCACCAAAAATGGAAAGACCGTCGACTTATGTCGGCGGTCTTTTTCTATGCCTGTGTTCATGCGGGTTTGAGGCAAGTCAAAGATGGCAAAGTCCCATAATTACACTCGAAGGCAAAATGGAGTGACAAGGTTAGTGTTATCTGGTATAATTTGTTTAACCAAGTCGTTTAAAGGGGAATGCGCACATGGAGGAAACTTTGAAATGGATATTACCAATTTTTATTCCACTTATTATCAGTCTTTCAACAGCGATTATTTCATCGAAAAATACAATAAGAAAAACAAAAGAGGAAACTGCTAAAGAGATTGCATCTATACGGGAAGAAACTGCTAAAGAAATTGCAAGAGTTAATGCTGAAACCTTAAAAGAATTGGAAATAATTAAGGCACAAACTGAGAAAGAGATTGCACTTTTTAAAGTCCAGCAGGAAGCAAAAAAAGAAAACGCTAAGGATGATATGGTTAATCAGATTGGAAGTCAATTTATGACAACACTTTTGACATCCTCTATGCAGGGAAAAAATCCTACGGAAATGATTGAAAGTCTAAAACAACTTCAGAATCTTGCGGACGAATTGAAAAAGTAAATACAGCTTGCCGACCACCTTTAAACCATTGATATGACTGGGTTTCTCCAAGTCCTATAATTACACTCCGACCATAGAAAAGACGTCACGGCTATGTGGCGTCTTTTTTCTTTCGCCCTTTCCGAAAATAGCCCCCCTTGCCGGCAACGTGTGTTGTTCATAAAACAGCAAACAGGCACAGCCGCTTGCACGGCTGTTCTTGTATTTTATCCAGTCGGCTGATAATATGGAATTGAACAGAACTACAAATCCAAATTTGGAGGTGAGCTAATGGGAATTAATATTGAGCAGACACGCCAGTATTATACGGAAATCAAAACAGAAGATTTGTGCGATTGCGATTATTGCAAGAACTTTTATTTGCAAGTAAAAGAAGCATATCCTCTTGTCGCTGATTATTTGAATGCGTTGGGTGTTGACATTGAAAAGCCTCTTGAGACTTCTCCATTAGAACCTGTGAATGGAATGTTGGAGTATTGCGTATGTCAATATGTCGTGTTTGGCAAAACATCTGGTGAATTGGTAAAAAAAATCGGGAATGTAGAATTAGGGGTTGCAACCTCATATCCCAGAACAAATATACAGAGAGAACATTTTGTGATAGACATTTATCCAATTAAGCTAAATTGGATTATGTGAAAGAACAGGAACTTCCCGTTTGCCGAACCGGCAGCCGCATCCCTTTCGCCGCTTTGCGGCTGTCCTCCCGGCACAAAAACGGCGCGGCCATGAAGGCCGCGCCGTTTGTTCATTTTGCGGTCTTTCGCCCCCGTCTGCAAACGGCGGTTTCGGGTTGAAAAAAATCTTTCCTCTATTTCCCGCGTCGCCGCGCGCCTCTTGCG